TGAAACCACAGGAAGTTCTACAGGAAAACTTGATTTTTTAAGCAATGGTATAAAAATAAGAGGGTCAGCAAACGGTATAAATACGTCAGGCGGTACATACATCTACATGGCATTCGCAGAGAATCCTTTCAAATACGCAAACGCACGATAGGTAACATAATGAAATACTACAACACAGAAACATCAACAGTAGTTAGTGAGAGGCAAGTAATAAAAGCCAATCCTAACACTTCATTTGCGTTACCCTTCAGTGACGCGACACTCACAGCCTTTGACTTGGTCAGACTGACAGACGACACCAAGCCAGCCTATGACTCAGCTACCGAAAAGGTTATTGAAGGTGTCATAGAAGTACGCGATGGCGTTGCTTATCAGACTTACACGATGGTAGCTAAGTCGGCAGAGAAGATTGCATCAGAACTGGCTAACAAGAAAGCTAATGTACGAATCCAGCGTAATGACAAGCTGTCTAGAACAGATTGGGCGGTTCTTCCTGATAGCCCACTGTCAACTGATGACAAGACTGTCTACGAGAACTACCGTGCAGCTCTACGCGATGTACCTGCACAGGCTGGCTTCCCAGATAACGCACTGCCTGAAAGCCCTGACGAGTCACCATACGCCTCTTGGACATACGACAGCACTAACTTTGTCTGGAACGCCCCACTGCCTAAACCAGAAGGTGAAGCGTCTTGGGATGAAGAGGCTTACCAAGCAGACAATACAACTGGCTGGATAACCATAGGCGCATAGCATGATAGGTGAAATAACTCTTGCTCTAGGTGTGGCTGATAAAGCATATAAAACTATCAAGACCGCTATTGAGCGAGGGAAAGACCTTAATGATATGAGCGCGACCCTGGGTAAGTTTTTTACAGCCCAGGAGCAGATATCAGAAGCTAATGTTGCGAGTCGGGAAAGATCAAAAACAGCCAGGCTTATCGCAGGTAAATCTATTGAAGAGCAGGCCCTGGAAATTGCAATGGCCAAAAAAAAGATGGAGACCTACGAGAAAGAGCTAAAGATGCTTCTTATATACACCAATAATGGGGACGTATATAGGGAGATGCTAAAACAAAGACGTATACTAAAAACCAGGAAGCTTGAGCAGGCTAGGATTGATGCAAGGCGAAAAGCAGATGTTCAAGATATCGTTATGATAGCATTAGGTCTTGGGGTGTCTGTCGCAATGGTTTTTGTAATGATAGGATTTATTGCTCAGGTTAGTGCAAATCCAGAGTTGTATATTTAATTATGGCTAAAGACTCAAAATTAGAAAAAGCAGGTGTTAGTGGTTATAACAAGCCCAAAAGAACTCCAAAGCATCCAACCAAGTCGCACGTTGTTGTAGCGAAAGAGGGGGATAAAGTTAAAACGATTCGTTTTGGGCAGCAGGGAGTTAAGGGAGCAGGTAGTAGCCCTAAAACAGAAAAGGAAAAGGCTAGACGCAAATCGTTTAAGGCTAGGCACGCTAAGAATATATCTAAAGGCAAGATGAGCGCGGCATATTGGGCCGACAAGGTAAAATGGTAAAACTATGGCATTAGTACCATTAGAAATACCCCCAGGTATATATAGAAATGGCACGGACCTACAGCAGTCAAGTAGGTGGCGCGATTCGAACCTGGTTCGGTGGGTAGACAACACTATGCAGCCGGTAGGTGGATGGAAGAGAAGATCTGTTATTGCCGCTGATAACAAAATCCGTGGACTGCTTACCTGGACAACGAATTCAGATGTGCGGTTTGTGGCTGCAGGAACTTATGCAAACCTCTACGCTTATAACGCTGCAGGGACACGGTACGATATAACCCCTGCTGGGTTTACTGCTGGCAGAGAGGACGCAAATGCCTACACGGGTTATGGTTCTGGCGCCTATGGGTATGATGAGTATGGTGTTGGCAGGCAAGATATAACAACTATAGACCCTGCCACTACCTGGTCCTTAGACACCTGGGGAGAGTACCTGGTTGCGTGTTCATCAGACGATGGAAAGATCTATGAGTGGGAAATTGACACAGCCTACACTGCTAATATTGTGAGCAACGCACCAACTGGTAATGTTGGCATAGTTGTAACAGATGAAAGGTTTATTTTTGCACTAGGGGCATCTGGTGACCCCAGGAAGGTCCAGTGGTGTGATAGAGAAAACAATACGGATTGGACTCCTTCAGCAACTAATGAAGCTGGTGACATATTGCTACAGACAGCCGGCAACATAATGTGCGGTATTAAAGTAAAAGGCCAGACTCTAATACTGACAGATATAGATGCTCATTCTGCTACTTACCAGGGACCACCGTATGTGTATGGTTTTGAGCGAGTTGGGACATCTTGTGGCATAGCATCTAAAAAAGCTGTAGCCAACACAGATTTTGGCGCACTATGGATGGGCAAGAAGGCATTCTTCACCTATTCCGGTGGTGCTGTTTCCAGGATACAGTCAGACGTATCAGATTATGTTTTTTCGGATATTAATGAATCCCAAATAAGTAAGGCTTTTGCTGTAACCAATTCTAGGTATTCAGAGGTCTGGTGGTTCTATCCATCGCAAGATGCTACAGAGTGTAATAGGTACGTCTCTTTTAACTATTTAGAAAACACCTGGTCCATAGGGCAGCTAGACAGGACCGCCGGTGTAGACCAGGGCGCATTCAGATACCCGTTATATGCTGCAGCATCTGATAACCATTTTTACGATCATGAGAAGGGCTTTGTTTATGACAATTTAACGCCATTTGCAGAGTCGGGTCCAATTAGTATTGGGGATGGTGAGCAGGTAGCAAGTATTACTGAAATGATTCCTGATGAAAAAACCCAGGGTGATGTTAATGTGACATTTAAGACCAGGTTTTATCCAAACGACACAGAAACATCTCATGGGCCTTTTTCTATGTCGAACCCAACAAGCATGAGATTTACAGGTAGGCAGGTCAGAATGCGGGTGGAGGGTCAAAGACTCGCTGATTGGCGTGTTGGTGTTAATAGGGTAGAAATAGTGGCCGGAGGTAGGCGTTGAGCGAATACATCCCACAGCCAGGCGGAAACACCTGGCAGACATGGGCTAATAGCCTTAACAAGTACCTGGCGCAAATAAGGTCAAAGCTAAGGCAAAAGACAGTAGATGAGTCAGCGTCTGATGACGGTCTTATATTATGGGACAGGGACAAGAAGTACCCAGTAGTATCCAGGGATGGGGAATATGTACAAATTATCCTGGAAGATGGACATGCTGATTTAGGCATATCTGCAGACGTCACCGCAGCCCTAGTAAATACTGCATACCCATTAACATTTGACACTCCTACAAATGCCAAGGGAATATCATTAGGGACACCAGCCAGTAGAATAGTGTTTTCAGAGGCGGGAGAGTACCTTTTGAGCTTTACAGCACAGATTGCATCTACATCATCTAGCACTGTTAATTTTTGGTTCTGGCCACGCAAGAACGGTGTAGATGTTACTGGAAGCACCATAAAGTCATCTTTACACCAAAATAACTCTACCACCGTGGTATCTAGGGCCGCCTTGTTTACTGTGGAAGAAAACGACTATGTAGAGGCTATGTGGGCTGTAGATTCTACAAGCGGATACTTAAGCAACGCCCTTTCCACTGCATTTGCCCCATCCACGCCAGCGGTGACTTTATCTATAACAAGAATACATGGTTGATAATCTAGTTAAATGCAAAGAATGGATTGAGGCTGCCCTGGCATATAGTGGCGGCACACACAACATAGATGATGTTTTCCATGCTATACTCGAAGGGCGCATGCAACTATGGCCTACAGAAAAGGGCTGTTTAGTTACTGAAATATTGGTGTACCCTAGAAAAAAGGTGTTACACATATTTCTTGCAGGCGGTGAATTAGACCAGCTGACTGATATGCACGATGATGTCATTAAGTGGGCAAAGCAGCAGGACTGTTCCGCCTTAACGCTGTCAGGAAGGCGGGGATGGTCCAAGGCATTAGAGAAGTTTGGCTGGAAGCTACAGCTAGTTAATTTATCAAAAGAGATCTGATATGAGCGGTGGAAAAGGCGGTAGCCAGACGACACAAGTAGAAATCCCACAATGGCTGTCAAACGCAGCACAGGCCAACCTGGCTCAGGGTAGGGATGTATCTAAGATTGGATACACACCTTATTATGGTCCAGATGTTGCAGCATTAACCCCCACCCAGCAGGCTGCCAGGTCAAATATAGGCCAGTTTGCTCAAGCTTTCGGTATGCAAGGCCTGCAAGAATCAGCACTACCACAGCCTACGCAGTACGCTGGAGGTATATCAGGATATTCATCTGGAGGTCTTTACGATCAGGCTGTACAAGAATTGGCTGCCAGAAGGCCTGGCCAGTATAGCAAGATGATGGAAAATTTCGTGGATCCATACACCGGCGGCGCTCCACAGGATAGATATTCAAGCTACCTATCTCAGCCAGTGATGCCATCATCAACAAATACGCCTGGCGTAGAAAGTTATGCAAGCACATATAGTCCGCAGGCTCCAGCCCAAAGCAATATTGTTTTGGATGGCAGGGTATACAATTTATCTGATCCAGCTCAACTTGCTCAATATCAAACAGATTACAACGCATCAGTAACGCAGCAACAACAACCACAGCAACCACAGCAACCACAACAACCGCAGCAGCAGCAAGTAACAGCTGAGGCGGCTGTAGCATCCTTAAGAAGTGCGCCAGATTGGAAATCTCTATCCGCGCAGCAAAAAATAGAGCGGGTAGTTGATATGGCCAACCAAACTGGTTTAACAGCTGGTGAGCTGGCCGCAATTCTACCCTACGAAGAATCAGTAATTGACAGGTACATATAATGGCAGGCTCTCCAGGTACACCAGTAATACCAGCGCCTATGACAACAGCCGCAGGCGGCATGGGTGCAGCTAACCCCTATTCAGCTAACAGAATTGAGCAAAGGTTTAATAATTACGGCCCAATGGGTGGTGTGGCCGGTGGTATAGCTGAGTCTATGCGTGGTGCAGCCACTGAGATGGGTTATCAGCCAGGTCAGATCGGGGCGCCGATGGCACAAGCAACCGGCTACCAGGCAAGCCAACTGGCCGGCACATCAATGGACCCTTACATGAACCCGTACACCGAACAGGTTATAAGGGGTAATGAGCGCGATATTCTTAGGGGCGCTACTATGGGGTTAAACCAGCTAGGCGCACAGGCACAAGCAGCCAGGGCGTTTGGTGGGTCTAGGCAGGCTGTCACAGAGGCAGAACTAGGCCGTGACGTCTTGCAGCAACTAGCACAGTCATCTGCAGGATTACGCCAGCAAGGCTTCCAGCAAGCACAGAATGTAGCGTTGCAGGATATTGCTGCACAAAACATGGCATCTCAGTTTGGTGCTGGTGCGTACAACCAGGCTTCTATGCAGAACGCTGCTAACATGCTTGCCGCACAACAGGCCAACCAGCAGGCAGGATTGGCAGGATCTCAGCAAAGGTTATCTGCTGCTAGTCAGCTAGGGTCTTTGGGTAATTTAGGCTTCGGTATGGTTCGTGATGTCAATCAGGATCTGATGCAGCAGGGCATGCTTGAGCAAGCAATACAGCAGGCGCTTATTGATTCGGCTAAGACACAATACGGTGGGTTTGTAGGCGCACCACAGACAGCTCTAAATACGCAGCTGGGTGCATATGCAGGATCTCAGACCGGCGAACAGACACAGACCACCGCTAAACAACCTGGTCTATTTGATTATCTCCAACTTGGAGCATCGTTCGCATAATGAACCCAATGGACGCTATGGTCATGGCGCAGCAGTACCAGGCGCCACAGGGACTCCTACAGCTACCTACTGCAGGATTACTACAGGTTCCTGATATGAGCGCCAGTTACACAGATATGGGCGTGTCTGATGAAGAAATACGAAGAAGATTGGGTTTAGGTCCAACAGATAAAATAACACCGGATATGAGGATTCAAGTAGCTGGTGAGAGACTTAAAGAAATACCTAGCAACATAATGGCGGTCCCTGGAAATATTATGGAAGCTGGTAAAGCTGTTGGCTCAGGATTACTAGATTTATTTAGGTAGGTAGCAAAATGACAGAAGAAGAATATCTACAGATGATGATGGCGCAGGGTGGATCGCAGGGCGGTTTACTTGGTGGCGGATATAGCCCACCATCATTCCCTTCCGTTACTCCAGAGCAGCAAGCTATGGTAAGTCAATCGCCGGTTCGCACCAGAGGACAGGGCATAGTTGGCGCTATTGGTGGGCTTCTTGGTGGGCTTGGCCGCGCCGTTGGTCCTGGACTACAGCAAGCTTCACGCGCAATCTATGGCGATGACGAAATCACTAGGCTTAGAAGGCAGAATGCTTTTGCGGCTATGACGCTGAATCCTAACCAGGCTCTGATTACATCCAATGCTGCGCAGATAAAGGGTCTTCAGGAGCAGGACTTAGCTACAGCTAGCGCTGCTGATATTGCGGAGTATTTAAGGGGTCGAGGCAGGCATGCCGAGGCAGCATTAGTAGAGAGGAATCCTGAGTTAGCATCAACGGTTTTGGCTCCCGAGTTTAGAGCAGGAAACACATACGCACCTCAAATGGATCCGAAAACTGGGGAATACTATGTAACCCGCGTCACGCCAACAGGTGAAGTTGAAATATTAAAGACAGGGCAATTTGGCGAAACACCTGAGACAGAAGGTCAGAGAGAACTGCAAGCTCAGCTTACACTGCAAGACAGGCAAACAGCCATGAGCCGCGGCGTAGAAGCGATGGGCGCTGCAAATATATTGCAAGGAAATGTCGAAAAATACATACAAGCGTTAAAAGCTTCAGAAAGCGGGGCTCAGAGCGGAGCCATCCGTCAATTTCTTCCTGCGTTAGACGCACAAACAGCTCAACTAAGAAGGCTCGGCAGTTTGCTTGGTATAGATATTATAAATAGCGCGACATTTGGCGCTCTCAGTGCAACAGAGTTAAATCTTGCGCTTTCAACAGGTTTAGACTTGTCTCTGCCACCTGCAGAATTGCAGGAAGATCTGAGAAGGAGACTTGCTGCAAGTCAGAAGCTTTACGATGAATATATAAAGATTGCCGAAACACTTTCATCTGGCGATGTTTTGTATTCCGATTATATCAAGAGTATACCGCACACTCCGCTGGTTCCCCCGCAGGATATGGAAGGCAACTTCCTGGTAAGTCCTGCAATATGGGATCAATTTACAAGGGATGAAAAAGTCGAATTTTTTAATGAAGGGCGTAAATAATGGCTGAAAGACAAGAACAGCTTACGCCGAAGCAGTTAGCCATACTTCAAAAATATGAAGGTGGTCCTGCGCCTGCCACTGACGGTCTGACGGAAGGCCAGCGCCGTATTGTAGATAAATATCAGCCGACCACTGCAAATAGTAATTTGACGAGTATTCAGGACGCAAACTTGTATCAGGGCGGTAATTATCCCCCGCTATCGGGTACGTTAAGGGCTGGCGCACAAGGTCTTACACTCGGCTTTGGCGAAGAAATCGAGGCTATGATTCGCTCTGCAATGCCAGGCGGTCCTGAGTATGAGCAAGCCAGGGATCAGTTAAGGCAAGAGATAAGATCATTTAGACAAGCATATCCTGGAACAGCTATAACAGCAGAAATTGTTGGCGCCATGACCACTAACCTTATACCTGGCGTTGCCGCAGTAAGATCCGGGCAATTAGCAAAAACCACTATGCCAAGGCTCATGGGCGTAGGTGCGACAGAGGGCGGTATATATGGCCTTGGCACCTCAGAAAGGGAAGGTATAGGTCAAACAGCTGTAGATGTTGGGACAGCGACTGCTATTGGTGCTGCGGCTCCACTTGCCATTGTCGGTGGTCCTAGGGCGGCTATAGGTATATTCGAAAAGGTTAGCAATTTCGTATCTGAGAAGTTCGGCACAAGGTATAGCGACACTGTGTCTGCATATCTGAATTCACTCGCGCAGCAAATGGGCAAATCAGTAGATGATATTGTCGCGGACATTGCTGAAGGCAAAATGGTTACCGATAACGAAACAGCAAATGCCGCGGTAATCAGTTTTATTAGGGAAGGCGGTGAAGGCGCTAACATTTTATTGCAATACATTAGGGATAGAGCGAAAAATACAACTGGCGAGGCTGTTTCAACAGTTAGGGCTGCATTGGCGCCAGGACGCTCAGATGATGTTTTGAACTCATATCTTGATGATATTGATAGGCTCCGTGAGAGGGAGTCGCAAGCCTATGACATTGTTTTTAAAAATCCGGACAACCAGCAGGTCACTGGGCAAATATATGACAATGTAGAAACGATATTAAAAAGATTCCCTGAAGTTAGAGATGAACTTGAGAAAATTTATACTGCCAGGAATTTGGTGCCTTTATTTGCCATGGACGAAAATGGCGCAATAAGGTTAGTAAGAGCCCCGTCTGTTGAGGACGCTGATATTGCGTACAGAGTTCTTAGAGATGAAGGAAACAAGTTATACGTTGCTGGCTCTGGAACCAGGGGTGAAGTTTACAAAGAGTATGCTGAAAAACTTAAAAATAATTTGGACAACACATACGAAGACCTGGCGCAAACAAGAGCCAATTATTCACAGCAATTTAAGCAGCAGGATGCATTTGATGCAGGGCTAAAGTCACTAGGCAAGAACTTAGATGTGACTCGTAGAGCTTTGCGTAAATACAATGCAGAAGAGCAGATGGCCTTTAGGGCTGGCGTATTTGCTGCTATACGCGACAAATTGCGCACATCCAAAACCCGCACAATTACTAATTTAGCTAATGAAGATGAAAAGCTTGGCGAGCTGCTTAGACTTATTGCTCCAGAAGAGTCCCTTGATGAGCTTGATAGAACTCTAAATATAGCAGCTGAAGCAAGAAGAACTGCTCAGGCCGCCCCACAAAGAGCAGGAAGTCAAACGGCAGTGTTGCAAAGGCAGAGACAGAGAGAAGCCGCTCTACCTGTAACAGCGCAAGAAATAAGAGCCGCAGTGGCCGGCGATCCAGTGGCGATGATCAATGTTGCCAAAAAGGCAGTAGGCTCAATGTTGGGAGATGTTGAAATTAGTCAGGCAGACAGAACTACTATTGCAAACATATTGGTTAGTGAAGATCCAGAGATGCTTGTTAAGGCAATGGTAAATGAAAACGTCATGGATCAACTTAGGCGCAAAATTGCCAGCATGGCGTCAACAATATCTCCAGGGTTAGCAAATATGAGCATGGTGCCTTCCAGCGTGTCAAGGATTGCTGAGAGGTTGGGTGGCGGTCTGCCAACCGGAGCGGGCCAGCAAGTTATACAGGGTGGTCAGGGTATACTGAGCGGTACCCCTTACGGTGAGAACCAATAGATGAAACTGAAACGAATGACAGAAGACGATATACAGCAGATCGTGGCAGACGCCATTGAAGACGCTGTAGATTTTGTTGAGTCTGAGATATCTGATGAACGTGTCAAGTCGCAGCGGTACTTTGATGGCGAGGTAGACATTGGCTATGAGGAAGGAAGGTCCAAGGTTGTCTCAACAAAAGTAAGGGACATAATCAGGCAGATCAAACCTAGTCTTATGAGGGTATTTTTGTCCACTGAGCGCCCTGTTGAGTACACTCCTAAAGGCCCAGAGGATCTTGCTGGCGCAGAGCAGGCGAACTCATACATGCACTGGAAATTCAGCGAGATGGGTGGATACGAGATTCTCAATGATGCCTTTCATGACGCATTGGTAAAAAAGACCGGCATTGTAAAAGTATATTGGGAAGACTATGAAGTTGGTAAAACATACACCTTTACCAATCTAAATGACGATGAGTTTGCTCTTATAGTTAATGAAGATTCTATTGACGTTATAGAACACTCTGAGTCTATAGAGATGTCTATGGATCAGATGGGCATGGAGATCGAGAATAAGAGCCATGACATCAAGGTAATTAAGCGTGCCACAGGTGGCAAATTATGCGTTGAGTCAGTTCCCCCTGAGGAGTTTTTTGTGGACCGTAACGCCAGGTCTGTTGAAGATGCTTATATTGTTGCACACCGGGCAGAGATGCGCGTTGGTGACCTAGTAGCAATGGGATATGATTTTGACGATGTTATCGACCTGGCTGGAATTACAGAAAACGACACACTAGTAGATGAGGAAGTCTATGCCAGGACCGGGTATAGCCGGGACACGGATGAAGCAGATTCTAAGGACCCTTCCATGAAGATAGTTCTTGTCACAGAGGCTTACATGAAAATGGACGTTGAGGGTTCTGGCGTCCCCATGATGTACAAGTTTGTGACGGCAGGCACTGGTTATAAAATTCTGGATATGGAATCTTGTGACAATGTTCCATTCGCTATTTTTGAGTGCGACCCTGAACCGCATGCGTTCTTTGGTAGGTCTATCGCTGACCTAATCATGAATGACCAGGACGCATCTACAGCTATGCTTAGAGGTGTTTTGGACAACGTAGCACTAACGAACAACCCTGCAATTGATGTGGTAGAAGACCTGGTAAATATGGATGACGTACTCAATAATGAGATAGGCGCTATCCGTAGGATGAAGCAGATAGGTGCTATCCAGGCAAATCCCGTACCGTTTATTGCTGGCACTACACTGCCGGCTTTACAGTACATGGACCAACAGGTACAGGAAAAGACCGGAGTATCCAGGGCGTCAATGGGACTAGATCCTGACGCGCTGCAGAATGCTACCGCTACTGCTGTTGCCACAACTATGCAGGCTGCCGCCGGCCAGGTTGAAGTTATCGCAAGAAACTTTGCCGAGGGTGGTATGAAGCGCATGTTTAAACTGATGCTGGAGGAGATGATTAAGAACTCCACAGACGAGGTTCACATGCGTCTAAATGGGCAGTTCGTACCTATTGACCCCAGGGTCTGGAATACCTCAATGGACGTCCAAATTAATGTGGGCCTTGGCACTGGCAAGGAAGACATGAAGATGGCCGCGTTAAATCAAGCCCTGACTATGCAGATGCAGATATGGCAAAACTACGGTCCTGCCAATGGGCTAGTATCCATGACACAGATACGCAATACTATGGCGGATATGTTAGCCTTGAGCGGAGTAAGGAACTCCGACAGGTACTTCATGCCGATGGATCCACAGACTGAACAAATGCTAATGCAGCAGGCTCAGATGACGCAGCAGCAAGCGGCACAGGGCCAGCAGGACCCGAACCAGGCATTCTTGGCGGCTGAACAAATGAAGGCCCAAACGAAAGCACAGACAGACATGATGAAGCTACAGCTAGATGCACAGAAGGCCGCTGCTGACGATGACCTGAAGCGAGACCAAATGGATCAAGATTTAATTGTTAAGGCTGCAGAGGTTTTAGGTAAGTACGGAACCGCTGTGGATGTTGCAGATATAAAGAGGGCGCAGAACGCTCCAAGGCAATAAATGACGGATGATATACAGATAAGGGCATCAAAAGCGCGATCCCTTCTTGCCGATGATAATTTCAGAACCCTGATGCAGGAACTGAGGCAACGGCAAACAGAAATTTTCTTCAATTCAGCACCTAGCGATACTGAGTTGAGGGAAGAGGCGTACTCAATGATGAGTGCATTAAATAAAATTGAGGCACATTTAGAGTCAGCTATTACTGATGAGAAAATCCTCAAAAAGCGTAAATAGGAGTCAGGACCGTGACATCGACTGATGAGATAGTTATAGATAATGACGGCACTGTTGATAGTGTCGCAAATACACTAATTTCAAATCCACAGCCTGAAGATGAGGCTGCCGACCTGGAAGAACCAGAGGCAATTGAAGACTCGGAAGAGGCTTTGGAAGACCCCGAAACCGATGAGTCGGATGAAACCGATGAAACCGATGAAGAGGTGGAGGACCAGGATGAAGAGCAAGACCATGAGGAAGCCGGTCAGGAGGAACTTTACGCCGTCAAAGTAGACGGAGAAGAACGCGAAGTAACCCTCAATGATCTTAAGCAATCCTATTCGGGCCAAGCTTACATCCAGAAAGGAATGCAGGATGCCGCTGCGCAAAAGAAACAAGCGGAAGAGGTATACCACGCACTCCTTCAAGAGCGTGAACAAATGTCACAGCTTTTGAACCAGCTGCAAAGTGGCGAAATGCTTAAGGCTCCAGTACCGCCTAATAGTGAGTTAGTAAAGACTGACCCTATCGGATACATGGAGAAGAAAGCAGAGTATGACGCGGCCAAGATTGATTTTGATAACCAGCAGCAAGTAATTGCCGAGGCTCAAGCTCAACAGGCACAGCGCATGCAATTCGCACAGCAAGCCAATCTGCAACAAGAGATGGGCAAGCTGGCACAGGTTATACCGGAGTTTGCCGACCCAGAAAAAGGAGGCAAATTAAAGGAAGACTTGGTTAGTTATGGTACGCGACTAGGATACTCTGAAGCGGAACTAGGCGGTGTCACAGATCACCGTGCTATCGTGGTTCTGCACAAAGCTAAACTATGGGATGACTTGCAGGGAAGTAAGGGCAAGGCAAAACAGAAAGTTAGTAATGCCAGACCAGTTGTTAAACCAGGCGCCAAGAAATCTAGCCGCGCAACCTCTCAGAAGCGGTCACAGGAAATTCAAGCTCGGATGAAAAAAACCGGTAATGTCGAAGATATTGCCAAATTTTTATTAAGCTAACTAACTAGGAGCCTATCATGGCCGTTAATACAAATACTAACGAGACATATGACGTCTCAACGATCCGCGAGGATCTCCAGGATGCTTTGATTAGCATTTCTCCAACTGACACTCCTTTCATGACTGCTATCGGACGTAAAAGTGTCGATAACACTTACTTTGAATGGGGCGTTGTAGAACTTGCATCTGCTGACAGCGCCAACCGTGTTGTTGAAGGTGAATCAGCCCCAGGCAATGACGCTGCTACTAACGCAATTCGCCAGGCTAACTACACTCAGATCTCTGACAAAGTAGTTGAAGTATCTGACACCGCTAACGCCGTAAATGGTGCTGGTAATGCTCAGACTACTGCCAAGCAGGTTGCATACAAGCTGAAGGAACTGAAGCGTGACATGGAAACCATGTTGACTGCTAACGTGGCTGCTTCTGCTGGTGCTTCCGGTACTGCTCGTCAGACTGCTGGTCTGCCCGCGTTCCTGCGTACTAACGCTGATCGTGGAACTGGTGGTGCTGATGGTACTACTTCCGGTACTGGCACAGCTGGTTACGTTGATGCTGCCGCCACTGACGGTACACAGCGTACTGTAACTGAGGCCTTGTTGAAGTCAGTTATTGCTGACTGCTGGGACCAGGGTGCAGAGCCTTCAATTGTTCTCTGTGGATCTTCACAGAAGCAGACAATCTCAACCTTTACTGGTAATGCTACCAAGTACAAAGACATCAGCGACAAGACTCTGTCTGCCGCGATTGACGTCTATGTATCAGACTTTGGTGAACTTACCATTGTGCCTTCGCGTTTCAGCCGTAGCCGTGACGTTCTGGTCCTTGACCCGAACTACGCCCGCGTTGCATATCTGAAGCCTACCTCACAGAAAGAACTTGCCCGCACAGGTCACGCGGAGCGCAGGCTGATTTCTGTCGAGTATGGCCTGCAGATCGACAACGAAGCTGCACACGGTGTAGTAGCTGACGTAAGCTAAGAAGAGTAGGTAGGGCGGTCTTTCGGGGCCGCCTTACCCTTTTTAGGAGGACTTATGAAGAAAGGTAAAAAGAAGAAGGGAAGACCATACTGATGGGTATGGGTGTCAAACACTACTTCAAGGATGGCAAGGTTCACAAAGGATCAATGCACAAACATCCTGACGGCACTCTCATGACAGGTTCTAAAATGTCTAAGCGGTCCAAGAGAATTTACCACTTTGGCGATTTATCAAAAACCGCTCAGGCTAAAGCTAGGAATGGGTGGAAGTAATGCCAGGGCTATACTCCAACATTCACAAAAAACGTAAACGGATCAAGGCCGGATCAAAAGAGAAAATGAGAAAGCCTGGAACTAAAGGTGCGCCCACCGCTAAAGCGTTTAAGCAGGCAGCAAAGACTGTAAAAAGGAAAAAGAAGAAGTGATTACCGAAAAGATTGTAGAGGAAGATGGCAAGATTCAGGTTGTTAGGGAGCAGGATTGCGCTGGTCTACTAAAAACCTTGAAGAAAATGCGAGAACTTGCGCCCAGGCATTCAGGCCAGGACCGCACAAGGTGGGTAGGATCTATCCCCTTGGTAATGGCCGAGGAGTGGTCCAGGGAATGCGGTGCAGCAATTGGCACGAAAGAATACGCACAATACATTAAGAAAAAACTTGCAGACCCAGACTACAAGAATTTGCTTGTTAGGGGACAATGAACGAAGAAAATCAATATGCGCAGCTGTTACTATCCATTGTGGCGTATACTAAGGGTAGGTGGTGTATTGATGACGTTGTTGCATTTTATGAATATATTTTAGAAGAAATGCAGGAACAGGAAAGACCCGACTTAAAAATAGTAGCATTGGAATTTAGTGATGACGGAAGCAGAGATTGAGGTCCTGATTGAAAAGTGTGCAGAGCGTGCTGCTGAGAAGGCATTACTAAAAATAGGTCTTTCAGATGAAAGCGCCTATGACGATGTCAGAGAATTGCGAGGTCTTTTGGAGGCTTGGCGAGACACAAAAAAAACGGTAGGCCAGACCATAGCAAGATGGGTAACGACCGCCATCTTAGTGGCTCTGGCCGCATCGGCTTATATGAAGGTGAAATAATGAACGACAAACTGATCGCCGCTGTTACACAGGCTGGAAATTACATAAAACAAAAAGTTCAAGAGCAGGATCCAAAGCACCTGGTTATAGGCATTGCGGCTTTCGTTTTAATTTTAGTCGTGGCCGTGGTTGTATGAATCTAAGCTCACTAATCGGTCCTGTCAGCCAGCTGCTTGACAAGGTAATCGAGGACAAGGACCAGAAGGCCGCCCTGGCGCATGAGATAGCCACGATGGCTGAGAAGCATACCCAGGAACAGGTTATGGCTCAGATTGAGGTGAATAAGATTGAGGCCGCAAGCCCGTCTCTTTTTGTCTCAGGATGGAGACCAGCAATCGGTTGGATCTGCGCCCTTGGAATGGCCGGCAACTTTATAACGATACCTTTTACCAACATGATTCTGGAAATTGCAGGATATGACGTTGCGCTGCCTTTAATCGACATGGAAACCCTTTTGCCGGTTTTGCTTGGCATGTTAGGGTTGGGCGCCATGAGGACAGTTGAAAAGGTAAAACAAGTTGACCGCAAATCTTAAGAACTTCACCCTGGCTGAGTTTGCCTGTAAGTGCGGGTGCGACTCTGACGGGTCCGAGATGCAAGACTCTATCCTCCAGGCTGTCCAGAACTTCAGAACTGCCCTGGGGTTCCCCTTCCCCATCACCTCTGGGTACAGATGCCCAAATCACCCCATAGAAGCCAGAAAATCGACTCCTGGAGCGCATTCCAGGGGGCTAGCGGTGGATATAGGGGTCAACCGAGAACGCGCCTTAGAACTGCTTAAAATGGCTCTAAATGATGGCAGAATCAAAGGCGTTGGAATCAATCAGAAAGGTAATGCTAGATTTATCCACCTGGACACTGACGACCGCACAGCCATCTGGTCCTACTAACCGCATTTGTCTGCGGTAAAAACCCCCGCCTATTATTCCGCAAAAAAAACCTATCAGCCCGGTTGTACGGCTATTTTTTCAAAGATATTGCAAAAGAGGAGTGACCCCCGGAGAGGAGAGGTTCTCCGAGGGCCGCAGCATGTGGTGGGTACGGGAGGTACTGCTGCAAAACAATAATACCAATTTCCCCTGCTATCAAAAATACTCAAATGTGTTGTTTTATAAACAAATAGCCATTATAATCGCCTTTCCATTCAACCACGGGAGGCAAAAATGGAACTAAATATACAAAGGGTTGCCGAGTTCATCGGTGGACCTAAAAATCAAGATTGGGAAAACGGATTCCTGGCCGGCCAGAAGGGTGACGATTGCCCTGCTACTGCGTCACAGGAATATCAAGACGGTTTTGGCAGAGGCTATGCAGCTGCCGAGATGCTAGAAAAAAACAACAGCTGGTTTAAAGAAAGGGGGATGATGAAATGAGTCTTATTGAGATACAGCAGAAACTAAATGTGCCGAAAGCACGCACCAATAGCTTTGGTAAATATAAATATCGCAGCTGCGAAGACATATTGGAGGCGGTTAAGCCACTGCTGAATGCATATGGATATTCTTTGATTCTGTCAGATAAAATTGTCGGTGTTGCTGGAAACGCATACATCAAGGCCACAGTACAGCTTGTTGACAGTGATGGCGCTGTCAAGTTTAGTGCTAATGGATTTGCAAGAGAGTCGCAGGAAAAGAAAGGTATGGATGATAGCCAGATGACCGGCACAGCTTCATCCTACGCCAGGAAGTATGCTCTAAATGGTCTTTTTGCAATTGACGATACCAAAGACGCTGATACCGATGAGTTCCACAATGAATCCAAACAGGCGCAAAAGAAAAGCCCCAAGCCGGAAGCAAAGCCTGAGTACACTGCCAAGCAGGTTGCGGCAAACAGGGATGAGTGGATTAAGCTATTTAATAGTGGAAATATTATCCCTGACGATCTAATTAATGAAATCACCAAAATATACTCTCTGTCCGATGACCTGAGACAAGAAATTGAGAACTTGGGGGCGCCTTTCTAATGATCAAAGAATCAACCCATTGGTACGACCAGGACGGCAATCCCCGATATACGATAGTCGGCAAGAATGGCCGAGAGCGCAGCACTACCATCCGAGATGCGCGTGAACACGGGTATGTACCCAGCGTCACAAGTGTGATGGGAGTTGCCGCAAAGCCAGGTCTTGAGAACTGGAAGATAGACCAGGCACTGCTTTCTGCACTAACCCTGCCAAGGGAAAAAGACGAATCCCTAGACGATTTTATGAAGCGTGCCAAAAAGGATGCTAAAGAGCAGTCCACTAAAGCAGCAAAAAGAGGAACCGAGATTCATGCCTATATTGAGTCGGGGTTTTCTCAGGGAATTATTTCAAAGACCTACGTTGCTGTTCAGGATCAGCTGGTGACCTTGACAGGCATTCCCGATGGTTGGGTTGCAGAAGATAGTTTTTGCCATGAGTATGGGTATGGCGGGAAAGTTGACCTTTATCACCCAGATGGGTGGGTTGTCGATTTTAAGACAAAAGACAACCTGGAAGGCAAAGACCCAGCCAAACTAGTTTATGACGAGCATGGTATGCAGCTATCAGCGTACGCTGCTGGCTTAGGAATAGAATCACCAAAAAGAATATCTGTCTTTGTGGACAGAGATGATACCGAAATAGTCTTGGCCCATGTGTGGGAAGAGGATACGCATGTCAGGCATCTAGGTATGTTTCAGGCGCTGCTCATTTATTGGCAGCTATCAAAAAAATATAAATCAGGAGTAACCATATGACTTATGACAACACCAACTCAGGCGCACTGTTCCGCAACGACAAGAAGTCTGAAAAGCACCCGGACTACCGTGGCGATATCAACGTGAACGGTGTGGATTACTGGATTTCCGCGTGGCTGAAGACAAGCAAAAAAGGCACAAAGTTCATGTCCCTGGCAGTGACAGAAAAAGAATCTGTAGAGAAGCCTGCGCCTGTAACAGATGATTTCGATGAAGATCTTCCTTTTTGAGGTGCGCTATGGTTAATTTCGGAAAAGCTTTACGGCATGCACAGATAAATGCTGGGGTGAGTAACGTCACCCTGGCAAAAAAACTGGGCGTTTACCCGCAGCAGGTTTCGGTGTGGCGATCTAAAGATAATGCGACACTAAAGTTGTGCGACAAAATTTGTAATGCCCTGGATATCGACATAAAGAATTTTGTGGAGTGGGCTAGAGATGAATGATACGCAGCAATTTAGCGCCTGGACCTGGGCGCTGGAGGAGGCTGAATTTTCGGCCAAAACTTACAAGGGTAAATTTGCGATTGTTGATAACCATCCTTATTTTGGCGTGATGCCTTTAAAGCTTGTCACCAACGAAAAGATTTTGGAGATAGTAAGTGGCGCCGAGACATTATGCAGCGAATATTTTGTCGATGAAGACGAGGGAGCAGAGGAGGGAGGCCTTGGAGAAGGTTCCTCCCCACCTGCGTGATTTAGTAAAAAAGCATGTGGAGATTACCTATGAGTTACGAAAAGTTCGCCGAGCTGGAAAAGATGGCAAGTGATTATGCTGAGGCAGAAGCGCAGCGCGTTTACCTGACTGAGTTTAAAAAAAGCAAGAAGGCGATCATCATGAAAATGGTTGAGCCGACCGTCAAGACAACTGCTGGCCAGGAGAGAGAAGCATACGCACACGAAGAATATCTGGAGCTGATTGATGCGCTAAAAATAGCTACCGAAAAAGCATTAAAGCTTAAGTTCCAGATGGAAGTTTTGAAAATTAAATTTGAGACCTGGAGGACTAAGCAAGCAACCCTCCGGGCAGAGATGAACATGCAATGAAAAAGACCCCCAGGACTAAGTGCCTAGAGGCGCTGCAACTTTTAGCGAGGATTTCAGCTGCAGATGATCATGGCTGGGTCCAGTGTGTGTCGTGTGGAAAGAAAGACCACTACAAAGATATGCAAGGGGGTCACTTCATTCCGAAAGGTAATAGCAGCTACTGGGCGCTGCGGGAAGAGAATGTCCACCCACAGTGTCCAGGTTGCAACATGTTCGGCATGCGCCACGGCACGGCGTCCCAGGCATATACCATTTGGATGCAGGACTACTATGGAAAGGATTACGTCCAAAACATGTTAGACTGCAAAAAGTTACCTTTGAAACTTTACAAAAAAGATTACGAAGAAATGCTAAGTGATTTCAGAGAAAGAATTCGTTACCACGAAAAAAGGATAGGCGCATGAAACACAAAAGGGCTACTGTAAAATTATTTCCATATGCGCAGACAAAGATGCAGATGGACCTGGCCGCTAAATATGATGCTGGTCAATCGGTTTCTGAGATTGCCGACAGCCAGGGTAGGCAAATATCAAATGTGGGGAGGGATATCAAAGCTTTGGCCGCCAGGGCTGCGGTGCGTGGAAACGCGCCAGAATACGACTTAAATCACCCAACAGCTCCAGGATTTGCCACAAAACGGGTTTCTACACTCTACAACGCAAAAGGCGAGGTAACTACCCAGTGGCACATTCAAGAGCCAGAAAAGCGCCAAATTGACCAGCTACTGGCCGAATTCGTTGAGTCTTACACTGATGAGATGCGTGGTGTACACAAGCCTACAAAAGCGCCAAAAAGCACAGACAGCGATTATGCTAGTTGCTATTTGATTGGCGATCACCACTTGGGGATGTATGCCTGGGCAGAGGAAACAGGCGGCGATGATTACGACACTGATATCGCAGAAAAAGTGCTATCTGATGCCGTTGAAAGGCTGGTTGACGCGCAATCAATCAAAAGCGAACACGGATGGCTTATAAATTTGGGTGATTTTACGCACGCAAACGACACAACCAGTTTGACTCCGGCCTCAAAAAATTTGCTAGATACCGATGGGCGTTTTGGGCGTGTCATCAGGGTAGCAGCACGGCTTTACAAGCGCATGGTCACAACGATGTTAAAAAGACATAAGCATGTGACTATTTTTAATGTAAGGGGCAACCACGACCCAGACGTTTCAATGATGCTGAACTTGTTGCTACAAGGGTATTACGAAAAGGATCCCAGGGTCACTGTTGTGGACAACTATTCAAAGTTCCTGTGGAAAAAGTGGGGACAATGCCTGGTCACGATGCACCACGGCGATAGGGTCCAGCCACAGAGGCTCTACGAGGCTATTACAGCTAATCTCAGTAAGGAGTGGGGTGAGACATCTTATAGAGTCTGTTGGACAGGACACTTGCATAGCAAGCTTGCCCTGGACTTAGGTGGAATGAATTTTGAGCGATGGAATGTTTTACCGCCTAACGATGCCTGGGCAGCAGACGCCATGTACACCCAAACGGAGTCGATGAGAACGATGACCTGCGTGGTACTTCACAAAGAATACGGCGAAGAGCTGCGATACAAGGTGGGTGTCAGGAGGTTGAATGGCAAAGGTTGAAATTATTTTTGAAGAGATTGATGGTTTTGTAAAAATAAGATTGCAAACGGAGTTGCAAGATTCTTCAATTCAGGAGAAAATTCTTGCCCGCACCTTAGAACAAGATATTGAAACGATTATGAGCGGTGTGGAAGTTAGTGAAGAAGTAGTACATTAAAAAAACCCCCCTGGTGTGGGGGGCTACAAGCAGCAAGGGGAAAGGGGAAAATCCCTCACTGGACGTCTACGGTCTATATTGTACGACCTCCCGTCCATAAACACAACATATTGTGTATTCCCTCGGTGTGGCAAAGCCTGACCGCAACTCTGGCTTATGGTGAGTTGACACCTAGAAAACCAACTGCCGCGAGGTGAAGACCGAACCAGCAAAATGTCCTGCGCTGTCGTGCCACTGACAACAGGCAACCGGAAGCCCGAAAGGGAGCCGCTGGCAAGGTGATAGCATCCCACAGAAGTGGGCGGGGGACCGATTCAGCGCGAGGCTGGACGGAAGACTAAGTACCAGGTCTACGGACCTTTGACATATGTCAGGCGGATCCATTGAGTAGCTATCGACTCATGGCCTTCCGGGGGAAAAGGGTGAATTGTGCCTAAAACAAATGGAGGGAGTATTGGAAAATTTAAAAGAAAAAAACTGCCAGTGCGGCGCTATAATGGACCAGGTGATTAGGGTTACCAGAGACGGTGAGCCGGTGACTCCTACGCGGGCCGGATGGTACTGCCCAAGCTGCAAAAATTTTGACAAAGCGGTAGGCAGAGAAATAATTTATAAAAAAACATGACAAAAGCTTGTTTTCTTCTGCCAGATAGATAATATACACACATGGGCGAGACACACAGTCTGCCAAACGGGAGAGAAAAATGAACAACATTCACGAAAGCATAGCAAGAACTGAAAGCCGCATTAAAGCTGGAAATTATGAACCTACTTTACCAATTCGCGTTTATCGCCAGACTACTTCTGAAGAACACGTTAAATTAGGTGCAAGTTTCTTTTTGTACATGTCTTTCAACACAATGGCTGACGCAGTGGAAGCTGTTGAAGAGGAACTTAAAGAAGAAAAAAATAATTTCCACGGCAAAGCCCTTCACACCTACGAAATAATTCAAGGCTAACATCAACTGCCCCCTACGGGGGGCATCAACCGGGAGAGATACATTATGAATGAATATGCAGAACTAGAGCGAGATTGGCAGGAAACGTACGGCAGCAGTGAGCAGCAGATCCAAGACTATTGGGAACACCAAGAGCGAGAGGCAGACCTGGAGTATAGAGATGAAGATTGATATAACCATTGAAGAGCAGCGCATTATTTGCAACGCACTTTACCACGCAGAAAAAGAGGCCCTGGACAGTGCCGTGCTAAACGCGCAGATTGGCAACGATGAAGGATGCACAAGGGAGACCCTTAAGGCTGACACGCTGGGCAAGCTGTCGTCCAAGATCTACGGTGCGAGGGACCTGGTTTGAGCCTGCAGCTTAGACCCCATCAGGAGCAAGCCATCACTCAGTTACGGTCGGAGATTAAAAGAGGAAGTTTAAATCCCGTCCTGGCTGCACCATGCTCAATGGGCAAGACGTTCATTGCGTGTGAAATCATGAGGAGGGCTGCAGCTAACAACAAGAAAAGTGTTTTTTTTGTAGATCGCAACAAACTGATTTCTCAAACCACTGATACTCTTGACGCGATGGGCCTCGACTACTCGGTGCGCCAGGGCGATCAGTTTTGGTTGTATGATCCCGACAAGCTTATCCAGGTTGTATCAATTCAGACCGCAGCCAGAAGAAACCAAATGGATTATGATTTAGCGATTATTGATGAATGCCATACGATTCATAAATCAATGGCGGAGCAAATGAAGCGACTGAATGCTGTGCCGCATATAGGTCTCAGTGCGACTCCTTTTACAAAATCATTAGGCAACGTGTTTTCTAGCCTGGTAACGCCGGCAACGCCCAGGGATCTTATTGCTGGTGGCTACTTGGCACCTACAGATTACTATGGGGGAAGAACGCCAGATGTTTCACAGGTAAAACTAAAACGACTTTCCAGTGGTGGAGTTGAGTATGATGAGAAGTCATTAGAAAAAACCCTTATGAATGATAAATTGCTGGCAGGTGATATTATAGAGAACTACCGGCGGGTTAGCGGATCTCAGCGTAAACGTGCGCTGTTGTTCGCCCCCTCGGTAGCCCACTCAAAACAGATGTGCCTGGAGTTTAATGAGCAAGGGATTCCAGCTGTCCATATTGATGGAACTATGGACTCTGAGTTGAGAAAGGCAATTTATGACGATTTCAAGGATGGGTTATACCAGGTTATGTGCAATTCAAAGCTATGCACTTACGGCTTTGATGATCCTGGCATTGAAATAATTATTGATATCACCCCAAGTAAAAGTTTAATTAGAAATATACAGGTGGCTGGTAGGGTATGGAGGACCGCACCAGGCAAAGAGCGCGGCATCTACTTGGACCACGCCGGGAACATTAGCAGGATGGGTGCTTTCCCAGAAGACCTGATACCATCCAGGTTGGACACCGGTGAAAGGAATTATCAAGAGAAGCGCCTGGTAAAGGAGCGCAAAGAGATTGAGCCAGCAACCTGCCCGCAATGCACCAGGTTGTTTAAGGTTAAGTGCTTGTGTGGGTACGAAAGACCCAAGCTCAAGCAGATACTCACTGACACCCAAACCCTAAAGAAAATAGAGCAGTCAAAGGCACAAGAGAAGTTCCTGGCAGGATTACAGTTGTACGCTCATGAGAAAGGCTACAAGAGAGGGTTTATATATCACACCTTTAAAGAAAAGTTTAAGGTAGAGCCGCCTGAAAACTGGCCAAGACCAGCAACAAAGCTAGACCAGGAAGTAAAAAATTATATTACATACTTAAGAATAAAGAGGGCTAAGAGTGGAACAGATACTGCAGCGGCTTGACAAGGTACGGAAACAGGGTGACGGGTATGTAGCATGCTGCCCGGTACATGACGATAAGAACCCCAGCATGACGATTAAAGATGTCGGAGATAAGATACTGGCCTACTGCTTTTCATGCCAGGCTAAGGGTCCAGAGATAATGCAGGCCCTGGGTCTTCCAATTTCAGTCATTTTCAAGGACAATTCCAATGATTTCGACAAGTTACAGTACAAATTGGACAAGACTAGGGTTGAAGATAAGCTGTTTATCTCAATCTACGAAAAAGCAAAAAGAGAAGGGCAAAGAATAAAGGCTACAGATGTTCATAGATACAGGTTGGCCAGGAGCCGCGAAGGAGTTCGAGAAGGAGAAGCTACGGCAGGAGATAGCTAAAGATGTACAGGCTTATCTTGAGGCCGGCGGTGCCATAAAAGTATTTAGTAACGGTGATCAAGTAGCTGAGAAATCATTAAAGACATTTAACAAAAAATTTATTCATAAATAACGGGAGGATTTATGAGGTATGGATCAGTTTGTAGTGGTGTAGAAGCCGCCACAATGGCGTGGCATCACATGGCCTGGGAACCATCATTCTTTTCGGAGATTGAGCCATTTCCCTGTGCAGTTTTAAAACATCACTATCCAGAAGTACCGCTACATGGTGACTTCACAACCATCGGAGAAAATGATTATGAGCCAATTGACCTTCTTGTCGGAGGAACCCCCTGTCAGTCTTTCTCAATCGCAGGACTTAGAAAAGGAATGGCAGATGACCGTGGAAACTTGGCACTCGAATTCCTTAAACTTGCTCAACGCACACGCCCCACATGGGTGGTTTGGGAGAACGTCCCTGGCGTCCTGTCAAGTAACGGAGGACGGGACTTTGGAGCCTTTCTCGGAGGGCTGGGGGAAATCGGGTATGGGTTCGCCTACCGAGTTCTTGACGCTCAATACTTCGGAGTTCCACAGCGAAGGAGACGCGTGTTTGTTGTCGGATATCTTGGAAACTGGCGACCACCTGCAGCGGTTTTGTTTGAGCGACACAGCCTGTCAGGGCATCCTACGCCGCGCCGAGAAGCGGGGGAAGAAGCTGCCGGAGACACTGGAGTTGGCACTACAGGAGAGTATCAATCAGGCTCATCTGACATGATTCCTATGGCTGTTGATGCTTACAATGGGTATGTTTCAAAGGAATCGCACGCTACTGTTAGTACACAAATAGTCCACAACAGGAATCTTTTATGTTTTGAACCACGCTCACCTGACGGAGTGCCAAGAATTTCCAAAGATGTATGTCCTACGCTGAACACTATGGGCGGTGGTCAGAGGGAACCTTGTGTAGCATACGCCCTTCAAGGAGCTGGCAAGACCAGCCAAAACTCGCAAGAATCGGGCTGGAATGAAGAAGTTTGCTTTACCACTAATTGTCTGGATGTTCATGGAGTAGCAATCAAAGAAAACCAGCAGGGTGCTGTATGGGAAGCTGATGTGACGAGCTCGCTGGCTACAGCAGGGGGTAAACCGGGGCAAGGTTATCAGGCTTGTAGACAAGGGACGCAGGTTCGCAGACTAACTCCAGTGGAGTGCGAAAGGCTCCAAGGGTTCCCTGATGATTTCACAAAGATACCGTACCGGGGCAAGCCAGCAGAAAACTGCCCTGATGGCCCAAGGTACAAGGCTATGGGAAACAGTATGGCAGTGCCTGTAATGAAGTGGATAGGGGAGAGAATACAAGGTGTTGAAAGTATCGCTAAAGAATCTGCGTAAGGTTAAGGCTTTGTATTACGAAGACGGTAGAATGCCTATTAAAATATACAAGATGACTGGTATACCATATTATACAGTGCTAGATATAATAAAAGGGAAATACAATGATAAAATTACTAAACAGAATTAAGTGTATATTTAAGGGTCATAAGGACATATACGACATTCCATATGGCTGTGAAGAGAATGAGCGGGTCATCTGTCTAGCATGTGGTAGAACCAGAACGGTGGTGATATTATGAGCAAAGGATCGAACCAAAGACCGAGGTCAATATCTCATGGCGAGTTCAAACGAAACTGGGAAAGAATATTCGGACCCTGTACCTTTGACGAGGATGGAAATAGAGAGCCTGATGGACAGAAGCGGTTACCCGACACACCAGGAAAAGTTCATGGAAGTGGTGTACAGGGTAGCCAGGATAATAGAAAGAGCGCACGGGATAACGATGGATGAGCGTAGGAAGACCAAGTAAATTAACTGATGAAGTATTAGCTGCTGCAGCGGAATATGCTGGGGGCGGCTACATTGGTCACAACGAAGTCATACCCACAATTGAGGGGCTGGCTGCTTGTCTCAGTGTTGCCAGGTCTTCTATCTACAAGTGGCGGGATGAATCAACTGAATTTTCGGACATCTTAGAGGGAATTCTGGCAACCCAGGCTAAAACCCTTGTCAACTCAGGCCTTATGGGCGATTTCAATTCAACAATAACTAAACTGATGCTAACTAAGCATGGATACAGCGATAAGATCGAGCAAGACGTCACCTCCAGTGACAACTCACTTAGACCAACCCACATCATCCTTGAGGGAATCACGCCAGAGTCGGCTACAGATACCGACTAAGCTGGTCCCTGTGTTCCAGGGAGACGCCAGGTATCGGTGTGCTTATGGCGGCAGGGGTTCAGGTAAGACTAGAACCTTTGCCATGATGACAGCGGTCAGGGGCTACCAGTGGGGCATGGAAGGGCGAGAAGGTATAATTCTCTGCGCCCGTGAACATCTCAACTCCCTTGATGAATCGTCCCTGGAAGAGGTCAAGGCCGCCATCTCAAGCGTGCCGTTTCTGGCCGACTATTACGAGGTTGGGGAGAAATACATCCG